CGATGGAACAGGGGACAGCGCCAAGGTAACAGCAAGCTGTAAGATGCGTACCTGTTGGGAAGTGGCCATGGTTTTTTATTCCTTAATCGAAGTAGCCGTTAACGACCAGAGATCCGGCAGCTAGCGCGGTGCCGATATTGACGGTCAGTGTGCCAGCGCTGCCGGAATTGAAAGCCGCAGCGATAAAGTCCAGGTCGCGGGTGTACAGGGCTCCAGCAGTAGCGAGCGCGGTTGCTGGGATAAACACCTGATCCGTAAAGACCGTAACGCCATCCAGAAGCACGCTGATGACGTTTTCACCGGCAGCCGCCAAGGTGGCGTTTTCGGTGACTGACAGGACCAGCTTGCGCAGGTACTTATTAGCGGGAGGGATGCCGATGGTGGATGCACCAGCAGATGATGCGGTGCCATAAACCAGTGTGGCGGGACGGGCGATATCTGCAAAAGCGAGAGGCGGTTGAATCATTGGGTGTTGCTCCTATTCATAGCCGAGCGACACAACGCCGCCGGTACCGGGATTGATATAGAGACCGTTAAAGAATTGCGTGCCTGCCAACGAGATCGGTCCGGCAGCAAGGGGGATTGCACAAATGAGATTCGCGGCCACTGCGCCAGCGGCATCCGCTGCGTCATAGATGCCACCCGCGACAGTGGGCGCCGTATTTACAAAGACTTGGAACGCACTGCCTTGGCCGACCTTGACTTGGGTCCCCGCCGTGATATTCAGCATGGTGAGTGCGCCGCCGGGGCCTGGACGATAGCTGATAGCCATGGTTAATCCTTATGAAGCCTGGAAAGAAACAGACGCGGACAGGATGAGTTGCCGGACGATCATGTCCGCTGCGCCCTGGTTGTAATCCGCGTGGATGGTTATAGTTTTCTTCATCGCAATGGCCGCAATCTCTGACTGTGTGCGCTTCTCATCCTGGATTGCTGGAGAGTTCATAAAACCGAAGTTCTCGGTCGCCAGACTGTAAATGATGAGACCGGACAGCCATTTCTGCGCCTGCTGATTCGTGAAGCCGTACAGAGTCAGCCGCACCATGTCCTGCATGAGCTGTGAGCCGGGCAACTGATAAGGCCCCGTGCCGGTCTTCTGGCTCCATGAGTAGCGTGGGAATCCCTGGATGGCCTTCGTCATTTCCGGCTCGATATGCACCACGACATAGGGTGGCACGATGTTTTCCGGTATGAGGAATGACGCATAAGCCGGAACGGTGGGCGCTTGCGATCCCACGATGGCGCCCATATTCGCCGCTGCATCCAGCCATATCGGCAGGCTGTTCGATACTATGGGCCCAGCCGGAAGGTCGGCCAGCGTGGCTATCAACTGCGATTGCAGCGCCGGGAATACCGCAAATCCCGTGTAGTGCCACAATCCTGCCTGTTCGTAGTACGCGCCCCGGCTGCTGAATGCGATTTGTATCGTGGTGCCGTCCGGGGTAAGCCATGGGCAAATCCAGATCGTACCCATGTTGACGCCGTTCAGTTCGGTGATTTCGACTTCCGATGTGAACTCAACCGCGTTCACGCCGATGGTCTGGTCTTCTTCCTGGCTGCGGTCAGTGCTGTAATGCAGACTGCCTTTTGCCGTGATCGTCGCACTTCCGGCCACCCAGAACACATACCCGTCTTCGCTGATCGTCTGCTTCGTGTACTGCGTAAATACGAGCTTCTGGTTGCGCGAGAGGCTGCCAAGACCCTGCTGCAAGGAAGTCTGTAACTGGTTCGGCGACCCTGCGGCTTCGGATGCGATGGACATTTATTTTGCGTCGGTGATGAATATCGGGCCGTGGCCTCGGTCTTCGGCGCCTTCATACGCGGCTATTGACTCAAGCATCAGCTTGGTCATTTTTATTACGTCCAGAAATGCTTCTGTGCTTCTAACGCGATGCGTTATGCCGCCAAGCTGGCAAAAGCAATCAAATCTTGAGCCAGACCGGCTAGGAACAAAGCTAAAATTAACAACTCCGTCAGCAACGGAATAGTGATGAATGGTTGCGTTTGCCAATACTTCTTCTTCTTTTCTATTATCCACCATTAACTCCTTTTATAATTTAACCCACGCCCGGAAACTGGACTGATATAAGCCCGTGTCGATAAATGCCGGTCTCGGTCCGCGCTGTTTGCCAGCCACGCCACCAACCTTATTGAATCGGTGAGATACCCCGTTCTGTGCCGCCGCGATCACCTGCCCGGTCGTCTGCTGCCATTCGTCGGCGTCCAGGTAGTTGCGGAAACGCTTCTCGATGAGATTCATCGCGCCACCCAGCGGAACCACGCTGATTTTCTCGCCGTGCATCAATGCACTCAGGTCGTCTGCCAGCGCCTTGCCGATGTCGTCCGCGATCTCCTGCCCATGTGCCTCAACGAACACGCGCATGACGTGGTACTTTGCTTCAAGCACCTTTGCCACACCCTCTGTCGTCGTGATGCCCTTGGCGTCCGGGTCGGAGTAGGCAGCGTTTTCAACGCCAAGGTGCAAAGTACCCATTAGCTCACGCCGACTGCGTATGGCCCGTACATCTGGGCGTAGGCGATATACTCACGGCCCCAGGGAGTCTTCATCTGCTCCTGGATACCCATAGGGATGCCTTTGTACCAATCCGGAACAACGAGCGTCTCGGAAGTCGGACCGTCACCAGACGCCATCACGACGCCCGGCTTGAATTGCAGAATCCCGAAACTGGCCCGCTGATCCGTGTAGAACGTGCCCAGGCCGCCATCCTGCGCGATGCGGATAAACCGATCCGCCCCGGCATAGTAGACGGCTTGCACATACGTCAGCGCGGGCATCTGTGGGCACGTCATGGCGTCGTTCATGGCCCAGTCGAATGCCCACTGGAAATACTCCGATGTGGACGTGGTGTATGCCGCGACGATGCCCTGATTCGTGCAATAGGTCGTGAAATCCGCCAGATTCGGAGTGTTGGGGTTCAGCCATGCCATGTCGGGCTATTACTGCAACTGCATCTTGTCACTGCGCCCCACTTCCGGGTCAACGGTGATCTTCATGGTTTTTTTCTTCTGTCCGCGCATCGGCACTTCTTCCTCAAACTCCGCCTCGCTAGCGCCCGTCATCCGGTCTCGGTTGCGGGGGTTCAGGATCATGTCGCCAGCCATTGCGGCTTTGCTGGCTTCGACAACAGAGCGTGATTCGGCCTGGTCGATAAGCTCATCGTGGCCGTAGTGGAATTGATTGATCTGCAAAGGCTTGTCAGTACTGAATACCAGCCCCTCGAAGGACTTGCTGTGCTGCGACAACTCATCACGATGCACCGCGCCGAGCTGGCGAAGGCTGGCGATGATCTTGTCCGCATGCGCTGATGGTACTTCCATCTCCCCTTGCGTACCGCTGGGGATGGATTTAGTGAATAGGGGTACTTCCTTGGAGCGAAAGTTAAACATCCAGTCTTTGCGGCTCGTGTTCGCAAGATAAATCTTTGCCATTTGAGTGCCCTCATAAAAAAGGCCGCACAGAGGCGGCCAATGGTCGGTGGGTGATTAGTACGGCATGGAAATCAGGGTGACGCCCTGTGGACGCCAGCACCAGCCAGCGGTTGCACGCATTTCGAGCATCTGGGTCATGCCGCCATCAGGGATGGGGGTGATGAATTTGATCGGCGCATCTACGTCGCAATACTGGGTGTTCACGGCCAACGTGGACGGCTGCAACTTGCCGAAGATGTTGGTGTTCGGATCGGTCATTGTTGGCACTTCGACTTCCGGGATGGTCATGATGACCATGTCCAACCCGCCCGCGCCCTTGCCGATCAGTGTGTCGTCATAGACCCATTCGATGCTGTCTCCAGCCTCTTCGACGATCTTCTGCACGGCGCCTGCAACAGTATTGGTGCCGCCGCCTGGGCGCTGATAGCTGGTGACCTGCACGATGCTGGCCATCTCAAATTGCAAGAACTCGCGCTGTGGGGATGCCACAACGATCCGGTTAGCGATGTTCGCGCCGGACTGGAACATCCTGGATTTCATCAGCACGATCTGGGTCAGCAGGAACTGATACATGTCGTTCGGGCTGTAGGTGCTAACCGTGGTGTTGCCCAGAGTGTCGGCGGGCAAGTTCAGCGAGGTGGCACCCTGTGTATTCAGCAGGCCCTCGTTGTTTGCAGGATTCAGCCCGTACCAGTACATCGAGCGCAGACGCTGGAAGATGCCCTGGCGCTGACCGAGTTCGATGGCCTGCGGGAGCGCCACGTTATACCGCGCTGCGGCACGCTCCATCGCGTCATCGTAGTTGTTGCGATTGCGGAGGACGTAGGTCTGGGCCTGCTCGAACTGGGCCTGCAAGCTGACAGACGGCAGCCAGTTAGCACCAAACTGGCTGGCTACGGACTCGGTGCCGATGTTGAGGGCGTTGACATACACCTGTAGATCATCACGACCAAGGCGCACGCGTAGCTTGCCCTTTTCCATGGTGTACATGAATCCAGACGCCTGCGCGTACTGAACGATCAACTCAGGCTCGCTGAAGGAGGGGGTAACCTTCGCCTGTGCGGGGAATAAATAGCTCATTGCGGAGGCTCCTTAAAGGACGAACAGGCCGGCAGCTTGGCCTTCGAGCCAAGTGACCGCCTGAGTGGTGGAATTGTAGGAAATGGTGCGGCTGTTATCGTTGATGGCGAAGATGGCAACATCGGTCGGCAGCGCCACCGTATTAGCAGACGATGTCAGTGTGACATTGAAAGCCACGGTGTCCCAGTACAGAGGAGTTTTGAAGATGCTGACATCTTCCAGACTGGTCAGGACGCCAGCCGCCAACGGCAATGGCACGCGAGCCTTGCTGCCGAAAGCGTAAACCGGCACATCCGCGCCTGCGCTGACGATTGGGGCACTCGAACCGGGCACCTGGATAAAATTGATGCCCTGGTCGTAGACCGTGAAGCCCTGGATGCTGGTGGGGGTTGCCAGTCCAGCGGCCATCAGCTGCGGGTTGTTGGCAGACAGCGATCCGGTGGACAGGGTGACACCCATGCCGCCCCATACGGGCTGAGTTACGGCATTGGAGACCTGAGCCGCGATCAGGTGCATGCGGCTGATGGGGTCATCCTGGGTCATACCCTGTATAAATCTCTGGGTTTCCAGCAGGAAACTATTCTGTGGCGAAGTCATCAACGCCGGGTTAAATGCGATAGTCATGATCTATATCCTTTAATGAACAGGGCGAGTGAGCTTGCCGACGCGATATGCACCAGCCATGAACGGCGCCCATGTCGCGGCCACATCGCCCACGTACTCGGTACGCTCACGGCCACGATCCATGGTCTTGATGGCACGCAACTGGCCAGCGGGGACGATGGCGTCCGACCGGATGGCTGCATGCGCGTCGGTGTAGATGTGGTCCTCGATCACGGCAAAGGCTTCACCGGTGAGGGCATCCAGGCGCACATCTTTCATGCGGTCGCTGTACTTGCGCAGGCCGTCAGCCATTCGCTTGCGATACGCGATAGGCGATTCACCGGGCTGGGACTGGCTGGCCGGTTGTCCGGTCAACGCCTGATACAGTCCATCGGCACGGTTGCGGGTCTCGGCCAGCAGGTTGCGGTCTTCAATGGTTGGCTCGACGTAAACCGCGCCCAGCTTGGCTTCAAGCTCAGCAATCTTCGCGGCATGGGTCCGGATGACGGCGGATGCAGCAGCATCCTTGCGAGCACTGTCTTCACGGGCCTTGCCTTCGGCATCCTTGCGGGCCTTTTCCGCTTCGGTTTCGTCATCCTTGCGAGCGGCATCGGCCTCAGGCGGACGGGCGGCGTCCTTGCGGTCCTTCTCGATGGCATCCATACGAGCGCCAATCGAATCGATACCCTTCTTCAAAGAGTCAGCCCACGCGGGGATCTCCTCGCCCTGGCCTTCGTCTTTGCGTGCGGCGTCTTTCTTCTCGCCCTGGGTGTTTTCAGTGGGGTCTTCGCCGTTGTCTTTGCCTTCGCCATCCTTGCGTTCGGCAGCTTCCAACTTCTTTTCTTCTGCTTCAGTAGTCATCGGTTAATCCTCGTTACATTGGGAGGGGTAAAAGCCCGACATGGGCATTAAAAAAGCCCCCAATGAGGAGGCTTGTTGAGAAAATCATGCGGGTTGCGGGACACCTTTGGGCGGTCCACCTTTATCCCACACGCCATCGGACAGGTAGGTCACGGCAAGATGGTCCAGCAGTTTCGGGTTGCCCTCTATCAGCAGCTTCGACCCGTCATCCGTGCGCACCGACTTTGTGCCGTCATCGCCGAATTGCACGGCGGGGCTGGTGGACACGTGCGATGTAGCCATCAATTCCTCTGCATCCGCGTCGTAGATCCGCGCAATGCCCCAGACCTCGGTCGGGCTGTGGTTTTCGTCGTCGGCAGCAGGGATGTACGGCAGGATGATCGAGCCAATAGAGCGGTTGCGGTATTCCTCGGTATTCAGCAGCCCTGCATCGGGGTGATTGAATGTCACTGGCAGCCCGTTGCAGCGCTCAAGGAACGCATCACACAAATAGTATTCAGGAGGCCGGAACACATACTCATCATGGGCTGGGCGGAAACTCACGCCGGTCCCGGTGATGCGCAGATCGTAAAGCCATGCCTGCGGTCCAATGGGCTGCGGGGATTCCATTTTTCCGTCGCGGATGGCCTTGGCGATGTCCATCTCGGTAATGGTGGTGTCTTGAGATGCCATGGTGATGTCGCCGGAGCCTTCGTTGTCTGTAGGCATTTGTGCTCCGGTGTGGAAAGTGGGCTCTTTTGGATGAGAGAGAGATTCAGGAAGCCAGAGCCATGCCATATTGGCGGGGAGACGTTTAACCCCCGTTCTTCCGCTCCAACCCCTTCTGGGTCAGCATGTCGTCTGGTAACGCTCTGATATTGTATATGTAGACCATACTACAGCGGCAGAAGGGTTCCTCAGCAGCCTGCGTAATCTCGTCGGAAAACCCAGCAGGCCCAGCCTTCATCAGCCCTTCTTTAATGGCCCAATTCCCGCGAATCGCATACACATGCTCGTCGCGTTCTTTGTGGTCTTCCCGGTAGTTGTACCCCGGTTGACGCCAGTGTGAATGCCACACGCCCGCAATCGCGTTGCCTTCCTCGGCTACGGTGCGATGGATGGCGCTGATGAGCTTCGCGCCCTGGTCCACCACAACACGCCGCTCTTCAAAGCGCATCTGGCGCAATGACTTGCCGATGGCCTTCTTAGCGTCCCCGGACTCAAGCAGCCTTGTGCCACCTTCCGGGATGCTGGTCACCAGACCTGAAAACCGTTGCAGCACCTTCTCGATGCTCTGTTCCCTGTGCAGCTTGATGAGGTCCACGCCTGCCAGTATCCGCCGCTCCAGGATAGGCCCCAGCTTCGGGCCTACGCGATGGATGGTGTATTGCGTGAGGTCTGGGTGATGGCGTTTGAATGCCGTCTTGGACGTGGCATCCTTGAACTTTTTGCCGAGCACCTGACGCAGCATATTGCGCGTTTGCTCTTGGCCTGGTAGGGATTGATTAGCGGCCATGCGCAACTGGCCCAGCCAGTAATCAAGCCGGACCTTGCTGTCATAACCGTGCTGCGCGAACTCCAGAAGAGCGCGGGCAAGAACCCGGTAGAACTCAACTATCGTCACCGGAACCCCGGCCTTTCTTGCCATTCTTGTTTTGCGGCTTCTCTGGATCATCGCCCATAGCCTCCTCTTCCGGCATCGGTTGGTGAGCCGCTATGGTTTCGGTGTCGATGATGAGCGGTGATGAATAGAATTCTTTCTCGTCGTTCGCCACGTCTGCCAGCCATCCGCAGACTTCTGCTTTAGTCTCAGGCCCAGGGTCCGACGACATGATGGTCTGCGCGAGCTTCGTCGCGCTGTCCAGCTTGGCCTGTGATGCCTTGGCCTTCTCGCTGTCCGGTTCAGTCAACAGGTTGGGCCACACAGCGGTAAAGGCGTCCTGCCAGTCGCGGAATGCTGTCTCGTAATTTACGCCAGCATATCGCTCCGGGTACTTCTTCTGCATCTCTGCATAAAATACCGGGTTCCAGGCACGGCGCTGGACGATGGCATCCATGAAGTCGTAGGCCGGGTTCATCTCGATCCGCACGCGGTCGATGTACCGCGCTATGGTCTTGGCGTCCTCACTGCCCTCGCCAAATCCCTCGGCCAGTGTCTCCTGGTTCAGCAGGCTGGCAGGCTGACCCGCAGCGGTGGCGATGTTCTTGAGGATGTTGTTGCGACTGTACTCGCCCGCCGTGTGGACGTGCTCCATGTTTAGACTTTCGAGCTTCTCAGTTTCGCCGATGCTGAGCACGTTGCCCGTGCGGGTGGTCTTGATAGCCATGCGTTGCATTGATTTGAATGCACGGGCAGCCATGTTGAGCACTGGCCCAGGAGATTTCGTGCTGTACACGAAGACGCCCAGCTTCTCCTGGATTGCTTGATCAGCGAGCATCGACACCAGGAACGACTTGAGCGGGTAGAATGCCCGCTGATAGACCGAACGGCCCACAAATCCAAACGCTGAATTGGTCCACTTTATCCAGATCGGTTGCTCGTGCATGAGCACGATAGTCTTGGTGTTGCTCCACACGTCCGAGCCCACGCTGACCTGTTTGGGGTGCATGAAATCCACGGCGCGTGGATCTTGGTTCAGGACCAGCGAGCCAGCGGTGTTCAGCGGATCGAAGATGTTGAAATAGATATCCAGTTCCCAGAGCTTGTCCATGGGCAGGATTTTCTCGGTCGGATGCGGAACGCCATCTTTATCCACGACATTACAGGCCAGCGTGCTAATGCCATAGATGTACGAGAGCTGCATGCCGCGAAATATGATGTTATCCGCACCGATGGCACCGATGCGCTTCCATTCGCGCCTGAATGCCTTCTTGAGCTCTTCCTCTGGTGCCCCCGGTATCTCGATCTGGCGCTCTTGGCTCATGGCCATTTCAAGCGGGGCATCTACCATACGGGAGCCCAGAGGATGATTGGTGTAAATCGTTTTGCAGGCTTCGTATCCGGGATCGCTGCCGGGATCGATGGCGTCCTGTTCCATGAGCGCCATGAGGTCGCTGGACATTGCCGACCCGGTTATGCTGAGAGAGCCGTTTCCGCCTGAGTCAAATCCTGAGTCGAACGCCATCAGAAGCCGTCCGGGTTACCGAGAGCTATGAGCACGCCGTAAGTGAAGGTATCAAAGCAATCTTTCATATGATCCTTCTTCTCTTGGCCCATACCAAATCGACCGACCTGATCCCAGAAATGGTTCTTGGTCTGCCCGCGATACTGCTTTGTCTTGTTGAATGCGTACTCGGAAATCTTCACGCTGCCCTTGGCGATGTAGGGGCTGGCGGCGATAGCGCGTCCTTCTTTGCCGAGTGCGGTTGATTTGGTATCGATGGGATACACGTTGCCCATGTCCATCGCCTGCGCAGTCTGGAGCAACTGTATCCCGGAGCTTTTATCCTCAATCCATATTCCGCAATTGCCGGACCTTGCCCGTAGTTCTGCGGATAGGACCTCAATGCGCTGGTTTATTCCGGGCAGCCAATCGATCAAGAGATTGCTTTTGATCTGCACCACATCCCAGTCCAGGATGACTAAAGGGTGGCCATCATAGATTGACTTGGCATAAAATGCGACCGCCGTCCCATCATGCTTTGCGCCATCTTTGCTCGCTGAGTCGATAACCGCGAATATCTGGTCAACGCGCCATGTGATGCTGACAGGCCGGTTTTCCACCAGCAGCATGTCCATCGGGAAAAACGTGTCGCCATCAATGCCGTAATCGCCTTCCCATATATGCCGGTAACGCCCTGGGAACATGCGGAAATCAAACTGCCGCTCCATCTCCAATTCTTTCGGAAACCATGGATTATCGCGCCAGTTTGCCTCAACGACGATACAGGATGGCGGCACTTCAGGTCCGCGCAAGAACTGATCTATCGGGTCCGCTTCATCGTCCGGGTTCCAGCTAAACCACAACTCCG